AAGAAAACGCACCTCTTTGCTACTTCCTCTGGGGTTTGCCCTCTGTTGTCGGTTGTTTGTATTTCAACCGAAAAATTATTGCTCATGCCTAAAGCTTCTGTAAACATTATGTTCTGGCCTTTCTAATCTCACCCATGGCATACTCATCCATGACTTCCTGCGCTTCACCAAGATTTTTCAATCTACCCAAGGCTTCCATAAAACGAGTGCTATACATATTCATTACAGCGGGATCACCTTTCATATATACATAACATTCTACTAGGGATCCGTAAAGTAGCCCTAACTCTGCATTTGTACTTAGCCATGTTTCTGTGGTATCTGAAGTAAAAGAAGTCAATGTTGTAGAGGCACTTGAAGTCCCTCCTGTAATGGTTTCTGTAGCAGTAAACGCATCTAAGGGCACAATAACAGTCATTGTTGTGCTAGAGGGTTTTGCTGTAATTTTTGCCGTAGAACCAGAGGTTCCTCCCGTAACCGTTTCTCCTACTGTAAAGGACGAACTACTACTCACTGTAAATGTAATAGTGCTTTCGGATAAACTAGCAGGTCTGTAAAAATAGCTGAGACTAACTGTATAGCCACTGTCGGGGGTAGGAGCTATGACAAAATTATCTACATCAAATTGAGCATAATATCTTGGGGATCCTGTTGTAGCCGGATTAGGAGTAAAAGTTTGTACAAACTCTTTTTCTTTAAATTGTAAATAAGAGAAAGAGCTACTGTTGGTAATAGTCAAAGAGTTTGGAGCTAAAAAATCACTGGGACAAGCTAAATATTGATTACTAGAAGTCATCGTTCCCGATACATTCTTTTCAAAAACATTTAATTGTACCGTTTTTAAAATACGCTCTTCCGCTAGTCTAATAAATAAATCTAAGTTATTTACAAAACTAGTTTCAGTGTTTTCTGAATAGTTCTTTATAGCGTCGCGTAGTGTTGTTAATGTAAAACTCATGTAGTCACCGTCACTGTCCCTACGTTTGAAACGAGGGCATCCGTAATCTTTATCTTAGAAGGTAGCTCTGCAACTCCATACGTTGCAAAATTACCATTTCCTAAGCTTACTATACCATTAGTTGTTTTTACCTCAAAAGTCGATTGTGTATCAATAGGTTGTGGTCGGGCATCTCTTAATGCTTGTGCATCAAAAACCTTTCTAGAGGGAAATAGTTGAGGTTGTTTTGGCTCAAACTCATCAAACCCTACAACCGCTCCGTTCCACTCTTTACGTAAATCCCGATATCTGTATCTAAATCCTGATCTATCGGATATACCATAAGCTCTTTTTCCACTAGCATATTTTGCCATTAAGTCGTCCTAAAATACTCAAACTGAGGAACAACATTAAAAGAAGCCCTATCTCTATCCTCAGTCATTGCTCTTTGAAACTCTTCTTCGTAAGCTGCTTTCAGCAACTGTATTCTCTCAGGGGCTCTCTTCATAGACATATAATAGGCAAGCCCTGCAGCTAAACAGGGATAAAACCTAAAGGGAACATCCATAGTATTTATTTGAGTGTCCGCATCATTAATTCTAGTCAAAGCATCGTAACGAATTACATCTGTACTATTCTCTGGAATAGGCCATATTTTTAAATTAGGCGTTATTTGCCTGTCTAAAAAGAACTGGCTTGGTCTACCCTCTGTAGTTTTATTTGGTATATTAATAAAAGTATCTCTACTTACCCTTTCTAAACCAAAATCTGTGCTACTTCGTCTTACAACAACGGACAAAATATCAATTATATCCGTTCCTAAATCATACTCTCCGTCTGATTGTGTTAAAGAAAGCGTCCTTTGTTTAATGGTCCATTGGTTTAAACCACGGTTCGCCCACTCAGCTAACATAAGATTAAGAGAACGTCGTGCGGTTTTAAGGTCATAACCTGTACGAACCTCAAGACCGCAACGCTCAAAAGCTTCTTCTATGTATTCAACTACATCAAGCTCAAAATCTGTGCTACTGGATACAGCCATTACTTCTTACGGGCCATTCCGCCACCGCGCATTTTCTTAACCATGCCACCGCCTCGCATTTTCTTAGCCATTCCGCCACCGCGCATTTTTTTGGGCATTGCCATCTTATTAACCATGCCACCACCCATTTTTCTCATTGGTTTCTTCTTAGGTTTCATTACCATGTTTTAGTCTCCTATATAAAGTTTCTCTCAGTTTAAATATCTCTTCAGCGTCGTACTCATTATTATATATCTTATAATAACCTCTTTTTTTCAATTTGTCTGCAGATTCATGCAATTTACTCAATCTTTGTACAAAGATAATAGCGTAAACTTCCTCTGTTAAATTACAAAAAGCACTATCGTCAACATATTCATTAGGAGAATCGTCAGGATGAAAGCCCATTACCCAGATATCTCTGTCACCAAATGCTCCCTTAGATATAGCTATATTCATATCATCTAAATATTTATGAAAGTTTTTAGCTTCTTTTGGAAACTTTTTATCAATTACAAGGACAATATCTACGTCATTTGGAAACTCAAAAACAGCTTGATACAAGGGTTTTTTGTATTTTGTATCTTTAACGACGCAATCTACTCTGTTGTCTTCCCACGCCTTTTCAGCATAAGGACATGGAGGTAAACCATTAAAATAATCTAAAGGTTTTTCAAGGGCGTGTTTTGACCAAGATCTTATTTCATCTAAGTAAACATTGTTCATGCGCTTACAGAACCCTTTGTATGTTTTCTTCGGTTATTCATAACTAAACCACAACCTCTTGCAACAACTCCGTCTTTCTTCTTGCCTTTATAGGGGCGTTTTGCTTTCATCTCACCCCCATAACGGGCAAATTTTACTTCCGCGCTCTTCGTGTTTTTGACAACGGTTTTGCCTTTACTACCTTCTCTTTTTTTCTTACGAGCGGTTGAGGCTCTTTCTTCTTTCGAAAGGCTTTGAGCCTTAGACCTTGGAAGACACCTGTCAGGATTCTTTTTATCCTTTGAAGTACCGCATTTACCTTTGATTTTACCATCTGTACCAATCCTTACCCAATCTTGATCCACCCATTTCTTTAGTTCACCCATTATCGACCCTTTCTCTTACCACCTTTTGACTTTTTTGCATAATTAGGGTCTTTACAATACTTAGAGGCAGCTAAATTAGCATAAGCTGAAGGGTATGTATCAAAAGTTCTCTTTGCCCAAGCTTTTCCTTCAGGACAAATCTTACTGCCTTTTGATTTTTTTGAAGCTGCCCCGCCTTTTCTAAAGTAACTTACGCCTTTAGGGATTTTACTTCTTGAAATTAACATCTCCACCTCTTCCTAGCTTGTCTTAGCCTACTATTTGGATCCTTAGCTGCCTTAGGAAATTTTTTCATTTGGCCTGCGGATCTAGCACAAAAAGATTTTCTTCTTGCTTTTTCGGACTTTGTTAAATTCTTTTTCTTGGTTACGGCTGTTTTTAATTTAGAACCGGGGTTTTTCCGTCGGTAAGCTTTAACACCTGCCTCCGTCATTCCCGCCCCTTTTTTAGTAGGGCGAAAGTTCTTTTTGTTTCTTTTGGGCATAATAGTCTCTTTTCTTGTAGAAGACATTTAACCCTCCGAAAAAACGCTAAGAACACTAGCCATATTTTTTACGCATATACAAAATGATTGTGTATGTGTCCGCACTAGTGTGCCCTACAGTCGTAAATAATATATCGCCAGTAACACCTGTTCCTGCGTTATTTGTTAAGCCACCAAAGCTAGTATAGTCGTGATGACCACTTTGATTTTCACCTAACTCAATACAAAAAGCATCTGTATCAGCATCAAAAAGAACTTTTACTTTCATTCCAATACATTGCCACCACATTTTTTCTATAACAACACCCGTACAAGCAAGACCGCCTGCGCTATTACTTAAAGCACTCACGTCCACTTTCTTGACGGCATCTTCGCCTGAACCATCAGAAACATTTGTAAACTTCATAACAGCCGTTTGTGGGCCATCTATTAAAGTCTGTGAAGTAACTGCATCTGCCATTAATTTCTCCTAATGTATAGGTGAGGTTTTACCCTCACCTAGTTAAATTATGCAATTTGCACATACTCAATTATAAACGTAAAAGAACCTGCTGTTGTAGCATCTACCGTATTCGTAATGTTACAATAAATTGTTCTTTCTGCTTCGGTATACTGAACAGAGGCCGGGGCTGTTGTGCCATCCTGTGTTTGAAGAACCAAACTAGTCACCGTTACGTTGTGTTCAACAACGGTTGTACCTCCATCAAGAATTTCATCAGTCTGAGCAGCCACAATTTGTGCGCCAGAAGAGGACGTACCTACTTCATAACCAATGTCTCCTGTTCCAATAACAGGAGATGTGTCACAAAATATTTTA